CGAGGTCAGAAGTAATGCTGAATAAGTTGTTTGAGCAGAGGGCTATCAGTTTTCAGACTGTTTGGGGTTCGGGCATTGAGCCTGGCATTGAGTCGAACGCTGGTGTTGCCATCAATGGCCAGTCGGCGTTTGAGATTGTTGCGTTCTTTTCAGCTGTGTCACTTATCAGCGACACGATCAGCACCTTGCCTTGTGATGCGTTTATTCGCATTGATGGTGACCGTCAACCGTATCGGCCGAAGCCTAGTTGGGTTGACCAGCCTGATGTTGACACCACCAGACAGGCGCACTATGGCGCACTTGTGACTTCGTTGCTGGTTTACGGCAACAGTTACACGCGCGTATTCCGTGACCGTAACGGCGAGGTTGTGAACCTTGTGGTGCTTGATCCAAACACTGTTGAGGTGAAGCGCAACAGCATTGGGCGGAAGACTTTTATTATCGGCAACGAGGGCAAGACTTTGACCAGCGATGACATTATTCACATCATTGATTTGGCTGAACCTGGTTCGTTGACTGGTATTGCTCGCGTGACTAAGTTGAAGGATGCGTTGGGTGTGGCTTCGGCTTTGCAGGCGTATGCTGCTAGGTTCTTTGGTCAGGGTGCGACCACTCAGGGTGTTATTGAGTTCCCTGGTGCGTTGACTCAGGAACAGGCTAAGAACCTTGTTGACGGCTTTGACAGCAGACACCGTGGTTGGCGTAAAGCTCACAAGACCGGTGTGTTGTCTGGTGGCGCACAATACAAGCCGACCAGCGTTCCTAACGATCAGGCACAGTTCTTGGATTCGCGCAGGTTCGCTGTTGAGGAAATGGCGCGCGCGTTCAACATTCCTTTGCACATGATGGGTATTCCTGGCACGGCCAGTTATGCATCGGTTGAGCAGAATAACTTGCAGTTCATTTCGCACACGCTCAGACCGATTCTTGAAAAGATTGAATGGAGTTACAGCAAACTGCTGCCAACACCAGCAGCCTTTATCAAGTTCAATTTCAATGCTTTGTTGCGTGGCGATTTGCAGTCGCGCATGACTTCTTATTCGATTGGCACTCAGGCTGGTGTCATGTCGGTCAACGATGTGCGCAGGTTGGAAGACTTGTCACCTGTTGAGGATGGCAACCAGCACCGTGTTCCACTAGCGAACATTGACCTTGCACAGACGGCCATCGTGGAAGAAGAAAAGTTGGTCAAGATGGCGCAGATGCTTATTCAGGTTGGTTTCGACCCTGCTGAAACTTTGGCTGCGCTTGATTTGCCTTCGATTGCTCACACAGGCGTTCCTTCGACTCAGCTGCAACCTGTTGCACAGATTGACCCGACAGCACCAGGCACGGTTTACTAATGGCAGTAAAGACCTATGGTTTTGACTTGGTGCAGAATGTTCGCACTTTGGTTGTTGGGGCTAGTTCTTCGGTTCAGCATGTTTCCGTTCACAACCACGAACACGCAACCAGTAAAGAGATTTTCATTGGTGGTGCTGATGTGACTGTTGATAACGGTATGCATGCTGTGGCCACGGCTACTAGCACGGTTCAACTGTTGCCTGGTGATGAGTTGTATGCGATTACTTCGCAGACTGGTTGCAATCTAAGAATTTTGGTGGTGCGCTAATGCCGTATTTCATTGCTAAGGATCGTGTTGGTTGCGAGTCGGGTTGGGCTGTTGTCGATGAAGCCGGTGACTTAGTTGCCTGCCATGACAGCAAACAGGGCGCGATTGATAACGCTGTTGCTTTGAGCATTGCCACGGATGAACCGTTTGAGGGTGAACGCGCAGCTGTTGGCAGTTTGCTTGTGGGCGATTATGTGACTTGGGAAGTTGATGGCGAAACTTTGACCGGTGAGATTTATTCGGTTGAAGGCGACACTGCTCAGGTGAAGATTTATGAGGACATGGGCGGCTTCTTTGTGGAGTCTGTTCTTATCAGCACCGTGCCTGTGGCTGACTTGACTCGTATTGCCGAACCAGAAATGTTTGGCGATGAAGATGATGATGAAGACCGTGCAATAAACCAGGAAGCACCTGCATACATGAGAGCAGCTGCTCGCCGTGGCCTTGAATACTATGAGCAGGGTTTGGCTGGTGACGGTCTTGTAGATCGCACTGTGCGTGAAGCGCGTGACATGGCTGAGGGTCGTGTAAGCGATGACAAGTGGGTTCGCATCGCGGCGTGGATTGCTAGACACATGGGCGATTTAGATTCACCTGATGCTGACCCTTCTTCCGACAACTATCCGAGTGCAGGTGTGGTTGCACATTTGTTGTGGGGCAGTGGGCCAGGTAAGAGAGCTGCTGAACGCACCATGGCTTATGCAGAATCGGTGGTTGCTAGAATTGAAGCAGAGCAAGAAAGAGATGCTATGACTGTTGATGTTCGTTCTAAGTGGGTTGATGTTGCTCACAGAATCAAGGCGCAGATTGAGGGCGGCACGGTTGAGCCTCGCACTAAGCCTGAGCCTGAGCAGCGTGTCAATGTCACAGATTTTGAGATTCGTGAAACACCTGCTGGCATGACCTTTACTGGTTACGCTGCCGTGTTCAACAGCGATTCTGTGCCGTTGCCATTCATTGAACGCATTGCGCCTGGTGCGTTCAAGCGTTCGTTGCAGTCGCGCAACGAGGTCAAGTTGTTGTGGAATCACGATGCTGGTGAGCCGTTGGCTTCGGTTCGTGGTGGCACTCTGAAACTGACTGAGGATGAGCGTGGCTTGAAGGTTGAAGCGACCCTGGCTAACACGACTCGTGGCCGCGATGTCAGCGAACTAATCAGGTCTAAGACCGTGGACAGCATGAGCTTCGGCTTCTCGGTTATCAAGGATTCGTGGTCGGGCGATGTGCGAACCCTACAAGCCGTGCGTTTGTTTGAGGTCAGCATCGTCAGCTCACCAGCCTACGAAGGCACGGCTGGCACAGTCGCAGTCAGATCAACTACCGGCATTGATGCCGACCAGTTGGCTGATGCGTTGATGCGTTTGGAATCGGGCGAAGACCTAGACCCAACACAGGCAACACTCATCACCGATGTTGTGTCGAAACTGACCAAGACCGAAGAAGTGCAAGAAGTTCAGGGTGACATTCTCGCCTTGAAGAAGAAGAAACTAGACCTGCTAATGAAGGACATCTAATGCCAACAAAAGAAGAATACGAAATTGCAATAAAGGTAATCAACGAGATTGCTGGTTCACCTGACAGCGGCATTATTGCCGAATTGGTGAAGGACATTGCATCGGCATCAGCACCGGCCAAAGAAGTTCGTGTGACTGAGGCAAAAGAAACTCGTTAGATCGCAGTTCTTTTACCCTGCTGGTTTTCTTACCCTTTACCGGCAGGGGTTTTCTTTTACGCCGTTATATTGCGTTGGCTAAACTTATTCACAGGTTCAGCGTTAGCGCGGCCACCTGTTCTGTGTTATTCACGGCAGACAATTCATCTAACCTAATTGAAAGGAAATCATGTCTGATTTCATCAAGGGTCAGGCTGAAGTTCGCAACAACCTAATCGCACAAATGCGTGAGGTTTTGGATGACGCTGAGAAGCGTGGCGGACTTACTGCTGAGGACTCACAAAAGATTGACCGTATCGAAGCTGACATTGCACAGCGCGATGCTGCTATTGCTACTGCTCAGAAGGTTGCACAGCGTTCAGCTGAGGCCGCTGAGTCTGCTGGTTCGTTTGCACCAGAAGTTGCACCTGCTTCTTCTGAGGCTGATGTTCTTCGCGCTATTGCTCGTGGTGAGGTTCGTTCACACGAGTTCATGCGTGAACTACGCGCGCCATTGACTCCTAGCTCAAACACCGTTCCAACGGCCTTTTATGACCAGGTATTTCAGATTGCAACCCTAGTCGGGCCGATCCTAACCACCTCAGAGGTGTTCAACACTGCATCGGGCGAGAACCTAATTCTCCCAACCGTTACTGCACTTAGCACTTCTGGTTCAGTTGCTGCTGCTGGAACTATCTCAGAGTCAAACCCAACCTTCTCATCAATCACTCTTGGCGCAGTCAAGTATGGTGCGATTGTGAACTTGGCTAACGAGTTGGTGACCGATGCTGGTTTCAACATCACCGGTTATGTCGCACAGCAGCTAGGAACTAGCCTCGGTGTGCAGACTAACAGCGCACTAACTGACAAGTTGGTTGCTGCTGCTGGTTCTGTTGTTACCGGAGGGACTGGAACGAGCGGAAGTTTCACTTACGAGAACCTGATTGACCTCGTTTACGGCATCGCAGATGGCGCGCGCGTTCTTCCAGGCCTCGGCTTCATGATGGCTAAGAGCGGTATTGCTGCTGCTCGTAAGTTGAAGGATGGCGCAGGAAACTACATCTGGCTAGACAACGCAGTAAACGGTCAGCCTGCACAGTTGCTTGGTTACTCAGTATTTGAGAACCCTGCTGTTCCTGCTGTTGCTACTGGTGCGAAGTCTGTTCTATTCGGACACCTTCCATCGTTCAAGGCTCGTGTCGCTGGTGGCGTTCAGGTTGCATCTTCAACCGACTTCAACTTCAACACCGATGTAACCTCATACAGAGGCCTCATCCGCGTTGATGGTGGACTAACCCACGCAACACACATTGGTTACTTCAAGGGTGGCGCAAGCTAATCTCGAAGTTCTAAACTGGAAGACCCTCAGAGCGCGTAGACTCTGGGGGTTTTCCTTTGCCTGTTGTATTCTGTTAGCACCTTCTACGACAGGATAAAAAATGGGTAAGTCTGGGAATCCGGCTCAGGGTAGTTTGCGCGGCATTGTTTCGTGGTTCAGTAATTCGCCAACGGCCACCACGGGATATGGGGTGCAGTCGAACCAGGTGTTGAATCGCATGATCCGTGACGGCCTTGATGTTGCTGTGTTGAGCAACTATGGCCGCGAAGGTGTGAATGGCACTTGGGCTAGTGACCACGGTGTTGTGCCTGAGTATGCCAGGGGCGCAGAACCGTATTCTCAGGATGTTACGCCGCTGAATCACTTGCATCATGTGGCCGCCGTAGAGAAGAAGAAGGGTAAGTTGCCAAATGTTTTGGTGACTCTTTACGATGTGTGGATTTTGCGTGGCGATAAGTATGCCGATCTAAACATTGCTTCGTGGACACCGATTGACCACAACCCGATTCCGCCTTTGGTTTTGGAGTGGTGCAAACGACCTAATGTGACACCGATTGCAATGAGTCGTTGGGGTCAGGCTCAGTTGGCTAAACATGGTGTTGAGGCTGAGTTTGTGCCTCACGCTGTTGAGCCGGTGTTCAAGCCGACCTTCTATGTTGACAACCAGCCTGTGCGCGAATACATGGGGTTGACGGATGACAACTTTATTGTGGGCATGAACTTTGCGAATAAGGCTTCGGGTGCGATTCATAGGAAGGCTGTGGCTGAGGCGTTTTTGGCGTTCTCTATCTTTGCGAAGGATAAGCCTGATGCTGTGCTGTATTTGCATACAGACATGTTCGGCAGTTTTGGTGGTTGGAAGTTAGACCAGTTGTTGACCAGCTGTGGTTTGCAACGCAGTCAGGTTGTGTTCTGCGATCAGGTGTCTTACCGTTACGGCTATTCGCAGGAACATTTGGCGGCGTTTTATACGGCTATGGATGTTTACCTGGGCATCAGTTATGGGGAAGGTTTTGGGGTTGGCACTGTTGAGGCGCAGGCTTGTGGCACACCGGTTGTCGTGTCGGACATTTGTGCCAGCACTGAGTTGTGTGGCGATGGTTGGCTGATTGAGTGTCAGCCGTTGTGGGATGAGGCGCAGAAGTCTTGGTTTAGTGTGCCGAACATTCCGCAGACTGTGGCGGCGTTGCAGGCAGCTTATGACAGGCCGCGTGGCAAGTCGCAGAAGGCGATTGATTTTGCTGAGGGTTTTGGTGCTGAGAAGGTTTGGCGCGAATACTGGTTGCCGGTGTTGCGTAAAATCTTGAAGTAGTGGCATACTGGGTTTGGCTGCGAGGTAGTGCTGGTGTCTGTAAAGGCCGCCTGCGGCTAGTCGGTAATGACACTAAGGCCGACACCATTCTGAAAGGGTAAGAATGAGCGCAGCACAGAGGGCTATCCGCAGGGATGAGGCCACAGCTAAAAGAGAAGAAATACTGTTGCAACTTGCCAAGATTGCTAACACTCACGATGAGCCGTCTGTTAGATCAACGGCTAACGATTTAGGTCGGGCTTTGGTGGAGTGGATTGATGTGCGTATTACTGCTAAACGGCAGAACACTTGGCAACTGTTTATGGCTAGGGTCAATCAGTTCATCAAAGACCACGCATGATTCCTGTTGTCGGGTTCTGCACTCTGAAACGCTTTGACCTGGCTGACCGGCTTCTTGCCAGTATTGATTATCCTGTTGAGCATTTGGTTGTGGTCAACAATTCGGGGTCGCGCACCTGGCAACCGACAAAGCCTGAGCTGGTCAAACACTTGTGGCACATCGAAGTTCCGTTCGGGCTTGGTTTGGTGGGTGCTTGGAATCTGATTGTGAAGGCCACACCGTATGCGCCATATTGGGTGCTGGTGAATGATGATGCCTGGTTTGAGCCTGGGCAGATGGCTAACATCCCCGATCAGGTGGACACGCAGGCGTTGAACTTTTTGGACATTGTGCCGCAGTGGTCGGGTGTGGTGTTTGGTGAGGGCATGGTTGAGAAGGTTGGGCTTTATGACGAGAATTTTTATCCGCTATATTTTGACGATAACGATTTGGAACGCCGCGTTGATTTGGCTGCCGTGAGCAAGAAAACTATTGCCTGCAAAATGGGTCACGATAACAGTTCTACGCTTCATAGCGGCTTCCAAAATGTGAACTCGGTGTCATACAGCAGGAATCAAAGTTTGTGGGCTGAGAACGCCGCACAAGGCCGTATAACGGCAAATGCGTGGACATTACAAACACGAAGGGCAAATCGATGGGATTGAAACGACCAACCGTTTACACTGGCGGCACATTCGACCTGCTACATCCAGGCCACATTGCGTTCTTGGAACGCTGCCATGAGATCGGTGATGTGGTGGTGTCGTTGAACACCGATGAGTTCATTGTGGAATACAAGGGCAAAGCACCGGTGATGACTTACCGTGAACGCGAAGCAACCTTGTTGGGTTGTAAGTGGGTGGCAGCTGTTGTGCCGAACATGGGTGGTGCAGATTCTAAGCCGACCATTGAGCAGGTGCGACCTGACTATGTTGTGGTCGGTAGCGATTGGGCGCGGCGTGATTATTACTATCAGATGGGTTTTGACCAGGATTGGTTGGATGAGCGCGACATCGGTTTGGTGTATTTGCCATATACGGATGGGATAAGCACGACTGCTATAAAGGCACGGCTGACTAACGGCTAAACTAGAAGCATAGATTTTAGGAGTCATTTTGGCCATCACCAATGGATATTGCACACTTGCAGAAATCAAAGCCTCTTTGCGCATACCGTCTGCTGACACGGTAGATGACAGTCTGCTGGAAACTGCTGTTGAATCGGCTTCGCGCCTGGTTGATGGTTTCGCTGGTCGCAACTTTTACCCGAACGGCACAGCAACCCGATTCTTCACACCAGAAGACACGATTGTTTGCGAGATTGATGACTTGATTTCGTTGAGCAGCCTTGTGGTGTCTGCCGACTTGGATGGTGTGTTTGACCAGACTTGGAACAGCACCGATTACCAGCTTGAACCTTTGAACGGTAGGGCTGACGGTTTGACTGGTTGGCCTGCGACACGGATCAGGGCTGTTGGCGATTATGTGTTTGGCACAAACATTGGTGAGGCCAGTGTGCGTGTGATTGGCACTTGGGGATGGTCTGCCGTTCCTAGCGCAATCAAACAAGCAACCGTTATTCAGAGCAGCCGAATCTTCAAACGACTTGACTCGCCGTTGGGTGTGTTGTCTGCACCAGACCTCGGCTACATCCGCGTTGGCACAAGACTTGACCCTGATGTTCAGCAGCTCGTTGAGCCGTATCGCCTGGCAAGGTTCATGGCGTAATGGCACAGATTAGTGAGCTGCGACAGGGCATCGCAAACAACCTGGCAACCATTAGTGGTTTGCGCACCGGTTCGACTATTCCTGCGAATGTGAATCCACCGTTTGCAATCATTGCACCGGCATCGGTTGACTATCACAAAGCGTTCAAGAACGGCCTGTCAACTTACAACTTCACGGTGACTTTGGTTGTTGGTTTGGCTAGTGAGAGAACGGCACAGAACTCGTTGGATGCTTACTGTTCGCCAACAGGTTCTTCTAGTATTCGTGGGGCAGTAGAATTAGACAAGACACTCGGCAATAAAGCATTTGATTGCATAGTGTCTGGGATGAGAAACTACGGCTCAATTTCACTCGGAGATAACACCTATCTGGCAGCTGAGTTTGACTTAGTTGTGCAGGCAGACTAACAAGGAGATTCAACATGGCAAAATTCGTGGCAACTGACCACAAGATTACGGTCAACGGAACTAATTTCAGCGACTCGCTGCAATCAGTTGATCTAACCATCCAGGCTGACGAAGTTGACACAACCACTTTTGGTGGCGCGTGGAAGACTGTTACTGGCGGCCTTCGCTCAGGTTCACTAACCCTCAACTTTTACCAGGACTTCGGTGCTGGTTCGGTTGATGCTGTGTTGTGGCCTTTGCTAAACACCAACGCGACTGTGACCATCACACCAACCAGCTCTGCAACTTCGGCAACTAACCCGATTTACACTGCTGTTTGCTTGGTGTCGCAATACCAGCCGTTTGCTTCAACCGTTGGCGATCTAGCGACCCTTTCGGTCACCTGGCCAACAAGCGGCACTGTTACTCGCGCAACAGCCTAATTTTTTACAACAACTAAAAAGGAAACCAAATGAAACTCAATCTACGCGCAGAATTTTTGGATGGCAGAACCATTGACCCGATTCCGGTAATCATGCCTGACATGCTGAAATTTGAAGAGAAGTTCAATTTGTCTGTGGCCACTTTGGCTAAGTCTGAGAAACTGACACACATCGTGTTTTTGGCTTGGGCTTCGTTGAGTCGCACTAAGCAGACTGATAAGAGCTTTGAGGATTTTATTGAAACGGTTTCTGCGGTTTCTGCGAGTGAATCCGACCCAAAATAGTTGGGCTTGGCGATGAGTCTGCTCATTGGCTCATCGCCGGCCTTGCTGTTGAAACAGGTATTGCACCAAGTCTGTTGATGCAAGAGTCGCCTCGGATGTTGTTTACTTTGCAACGGTATTTGATTCATCGGGCGCAACAGAGGTGAAGATGACCCTGGACTTCGGTTCGGGGTTTTCTTTTGCCTTGTTTGGTTGGCGGTAGAATTGATGACATGGCTGATGTTGTTGTGAAGTTTGTGGGCGTGAACGCCATGATTCAGTCGTTGCAGCAACTTGAACCTGACACTTACAAGCAGCTGCGCAAAGACATCAGGTTTATTACTGCGCCTGCCGTGTCTGCGGTCAAGAAGAATGTGCCAACCATTTCACCGTTTGCTGGTGGTAAGGATGGTTTCACTCATACTGGTCGCACGGCTTGGTCGGGTGCTTCGGTGACAACTAACATCACACCGGCGCAACGGTCTAGGGCTTATGGATCAACAACTTCTAACCTGGTGGCTATTTCTGCGACTGGTCAGAATAAGCAGTTTGGTTTCAACATTTTGGACATGGCTGGTCGTGGCACTGGTCGTGGTCGTAATCCTAAAACACAGACAAAGGTTTATGCATACAAGGGTGGCAGTAGGTCGCACCGTTTGAACGGTCAGGGTCAGGGCATGATTGATGCGTTGAACAAGAGGCCGTCTAGGTATTTTTATCCAGCGATTGAGGATAAGTTGCCTGAGATTCGCAGGCGTGTTGAAGCAGTAATCGACAAGGTTGCTGCTGACATGAATCGCAAGATTGGAAAGATGTAATGGCTGGCAAAATCAAGGCGATTATCGCCGCACAGTTTGAGGACTCTGGGCTAAAAAAGGCTCAGAAGGGTTTTCAGAGTCTAGGTAAGACTATGAAGACTGCGCTTGGCGCGGTTGGTCTTGGTGTCGGTGTTGCCGCGCTGACCGGTCAGTTGAAGGCTGCTGGTAAGGCCGCTGCTGAGGATGCTAAGTCGCAGGGCTTATTGGCTCAGGCGTTGCGCAACACTGTTGGTGCTACTAACGCTCAGATTGCCAGCGTTGAGGATTCCATTAGCAAAATGGAGTCGATGTCGGCTGTTGCTGATGACAAGATTCGACCAGCGTTTGCTCAGTTGGCTCGTGCCACTGGTGATGTTGGCAAAGCAACTGAACTAACTAACCTGGCTTTGAATGTGGCTGCTGGCACAGGCCGTGATGTCAATTCTGTTGCGATTGCGCTTGGTCGTGCCTATAACGGCAACACGACTGCGCTTGCCAGGTTGGGTGTGAATGTCAAGGGTGTTAGTGATCCGCTTGGTGCGTTAGCGAAACAGTTTGCTGGTTCAGCTGAGGCTGCTGCGAATCTTGACCCTTATCAGCGTTTGCAGATTGTGTTTGGCAACCTGCAAGAAGACATTGGTGTTGCGCTTCTTCCTTATTTAAACGAGTTGGCTGATTACTTCAATTCACCAGCAGGTCAAAGGGCATTGCAGGAATTTGCCGAAAATGTCGGCATAATGACTGAATCAATTTTTGAGTTGGCTGGAACGATTGTCGAAACCGGCGTTGTTGATTTGTTGACGGAGTTTTTGAGCATTGCTGCAAAGGTGGGCAAACTTGATTTCCAGGGCATCAATAGCCAACTAAATCAAAATGTTTATGAGGGTTGGGTTGAGAAGTATCTCACTAACCGTAAACAGTTTGACATTGACATGGAAGTTCTCATGGAAAATGAGAAAGACTATTATCTGCGCATCAAGAAGTTTGTTGACACTTACATTTCAAATATTGTCAATAATCAAGGTCAGATGGGCAGCATCCGTGCTATTGAAAAGGCTGCTGAGAAGGCGCGCGCGGCAGCTGGTCTAACTAATGACAACACCGGTGCTTTGAGCAAAGGTATGTCTGAGGGGCAGAAGAAGGCTGCTGCGGCTGCTAAGGCGGCTGCTGAGGCTATAAAGGCTGCGACTAAGGCTGCTGACGATCAGGCTAATGCCTACATTGAGGCGGCTCAGGCTGCCGAAGAATTTATGGTTGCCACTCGTTCGATGGTTGATGGTTTCCGTGACATGTTCAAGCTCACAGCAGAGTTGGGTGCGTTTGAGCAGGCTGCTGTTGATGCGTTCAGCAACATTTTTGACACGATTGATTCGGCGTTGTCTGATGGCGTGATTCTGTCTAGCGCAGCATCTCAGTTGCGTGAGTATGCGGCTAGTGAGCGTAAGACTTTGCAGGCGATTGCGAAACAGCGCGATGTGTTGGCCGGCAAGATTGATGTGGCTAGAACCATAACGGCTGGCGTTACTGGTCTGTTGAGCATCACTAACCTGCTCGAAACTAGCAGCCGTAGTGTGACTGAAACTGTGCGTTCGATTGTTGGCGGCATTGATGTTGCTGTGACTAAGACTTTTGATGTGGTTGAGTCTGGTGGCCTTGTGGATAACTTCCAAAAGTTAGTCGATAAGACTAAGGCGTTTGCTAAGAACCTGGTTGCTTTGAAGAAGTTGGGTTTGAATAAGCAGTTGTTTGCGCAGCTGGTTCAGGCTGGTGCTGATGCTGGTGGGGCTACGGCTGAGGCGATTGTCGCTGGTGGTTCGGACACGATCAGTGCGTTGAATGGTCTTTACAACGAACTGGCTTTGTCGGCTTCGGACATTGCAACTAATGCGACTGACACGCTGTATGAGGTTGGTCAGCAGGTTGTGAGCAACGGTTTCATTGAGGGGTTGTTGTCGCAGGATAGTGAGTTGCAGAGGGCTGCACAGACTTTGGCTGATGCGTTTGCCAGCACCTTTACGACTCAGTTGCAGTTGGCTGTGGATGCGGTGTTGCCGCAGGGTAGTTCGATGATTGATCAGGTGGCTGCTGTGAACTTGTCTGGTGGCGGTGTGGGTGGTCGTGGCACAGCGTTCAACGCGGCTTCTTCGGGTCGCGCCACTATCTTCAATGTGAATGTGTCTGCCGGTGTTGTCACCGATCCGAACGGCCTAGCACGAACGGTCATTGATTCGGTGAAGAAGTATGAACGCGCCAACGGTTCGGTCTGGGTCGCTGCCTAATGCCTGCTGTAACTGAGAAGGTTGAACTTGGTTTTGATGAGAATGGGCCAGGTAACTTCTTTATCCTTGATGACCCTGTTCAGGGTGTTTTAGACAACCCTGGCTATGTTCTCGGTGGTGGGTCGTTCTTCTACGATGTGAGCGCGTATGTGACACAGATCAGTGTGAACCGTGGCAAGAGCCGTGCGCTTGACCGTTACCAGTCGGGTGTTGTGAATGTTCAGTTCAATAACCGGAACAGGTTCTTTGACCCGACTTATTTGGCTTCGCCGTTTTATGGTCAGATTGTGCCGCGCCGAGATGTGCGCATAACGGCTAATAATGAGTTGGTGTTCTTGGGAACGACTGAGGACTGGAATCTTGATTATGCGCCGAATGGTGATTCGACTGCGACTGTTTCGGCTGCTGACGGCTTCGCGTTTTTAGCTGGTCAGACTCTGACTACTGGCACTAACCCTGTTGAGTTGTCGGGTGCGCGTGTGAATCGTGTGTTGGATTCGGCTGGTGTGGCGTGGCCTGCTGGTGCTAGAACCATTGACACAGGCACTGCGACTTTGCAGGGTGATGCGGTTACACCGGCTGATAACGCTTTGCAGTATTTGCAGCTGATTGAGTCTTCTGAGCCTGGCGAGTTGTTTATTGGTAAAGATGGCAAACTTGTGTTCCAAGACCGTAACAAGACCTTCCCTTCGGGTGCTGTGCCGTTGTTGACTGATAACGCTTCGGGCATCACTTATTCGCAGGTGCGTGTTGTTTACGGTTCGGAGTTGTTGTTTACGCAGTCTGAGGTGAGCCGTAAAGGGTCTTCGACTATTGTGCAGGCGAATGATTTGTCAGCTCAGTCTGATTATGGTGTGCGCACACTGACCCTGGATGGGTTATTGCAGAACACCGATGCGGCTTTGGTTGAGTTGGCCACATACTATGTGACTTTGTATGCGCAGCCTGAGTATCGTTTTGACCAGGTCGAAATCATTTTGTCGCAGCTGTCTTTGACTGACCAGAATAAGATTTTGGCTTTGGATTTGGGTTCGGTTGTGCAGGTGCAGTTCACACCTAACGGCATTGCACCGGCTATCACCAAGTTTGCGAGGGTTATTTCTATCGGCCACACGGCTTCGTTGGTTGATCACAAGGTGGTTCTTGGTTTGGGAACGCTGAACGCAACATTGTTCCAGTTGGATGATGTGGCGTTTGGTATCCTAGACACAGGAACATTAGCGTTCTAGGAGGATTTTATGGCTGGTGCAGGTTGGCGCACTTTTACATCTGGTGCGGTTCTTACTGCTGCTCAGGTGCAGACTTTTTTGCAAGACCAGGTTGTGCAGGTTTACACAGACAGCGCGGCTAGGTCTTCGGCGTTAGGCACGGCTGTTGGTGCTGGCATGGTGTCGTTTCTAACAACCGGTGGTTTGATGGACTATTACAACGGTTCGGGTTGGACTGGGTTGAATTACACAACCATTTCTAACTCAACCGTTTCGGCTTATACCGTGACAGCTAACGATCACAACAAAACTTTTGTTTCTTCTTCGACAGCTGCGCAGACGATTGTTGTGCCGGACTTGTTTGAGATTGGTGAGCGTTTTGATGTTGTTCGTGATGGTTCTGGCACTGTGAGCATTACTGCTGGAACTGGTGTGACTACTTGGGCTGGTGCTGGAACTGCTGGCACGGCTAAGTCGTTTGCGATGGGAACACAGTATTCGGCGGCTTCGGTTATCAAGGTTGCGGCTAACTCATACCGTGTTATTGGTGCGGTGGCCTAATGGGTCTGTTTCCGCTTGGCCTACTTAGCCAGGGTGGTGGTGCTGCTGCTGGTTCGTTTGAGTTGATTCAAACAGCAAACGGCACAGGGTCTAGCGGCATCATTGATTTCACTTCGATTCCTGCCACCTATAAGCATTTGCAGATTCGTTACACTGCAAAAAATACTTCTGCACTTGCAAACATGAACATCACCTTCAACGGTGTTACTTCGGCTAACTATGCTAGGCATAATGTGAGTGGAAATTCAAACGCTATCGCCGCCGCATCAGCGACATCAGCCAATAACATTTCTTTGCTTAACGCCATTACGGCATCAACGACTGCAAACATGGCCACCGGTGGTGTTATTGACATTCTTGATTATGCGACTGCTAACAAAAATAGGGTTTTGCGCGCAATGTATGGAGTAGTGGACACTTCATCAACAACAAGTTTTATGTATTTGGCATCTGGTTTTCTTAATGCAACAACAGCGGTGAGTAGCATTACTTTGACTGCTTCCGCAAACAACTTTGCAACAATGTCGCGCTTTTCACTTTATGGAATTAAGGGGTAATCATGCCAGCAGGCGTTTCAGCATGGACACCGTTAGCGAATACAACGCTGGCATCATCAGCTAACTCGGTGACCTTTTCTGGCATTTCAGGTGCTTACAGAGATTTGCGATTAGTGTTCAGCGGCGGCATAGGTTCTTCAAATGCTTCTTTTACAATAAACAACGACACAAGTAGCACCTATTACTGGAACACGATTGAAGGCAATGGGTCTGCTAATTCAAGTGCATGGAATGGTAACACCTTTGGATCAATGGCAAACAACTACATTCTTTGGTTTAACACCACTGGCATTTTGGTTACCATAGACATTCTTGACTATGCAACTACCGACAAACACAAAACCATTTTGAGCAGAGGAAACAACACAGCTAGGGCAGTCAACGCTGTGGTAAATCGCTGGCCATCTACTGCTGCCATTACCAGTTTTAAATTTAATGGAAATGCCACTAACTTTACGGCTGGTTCAACTTTTGCGTTGTATGGATTGAGTGCATAATGCAACTAATTAGTTCGATAAGCGTGGGAGTCGGTGGTGCAGCGACCATTGACTTCTCATCAATTCCTGGCACATACACAGACCTGATGCTTGTGTTGTCTGCTCGTGCCACAAGCACAACAGCAACAATTACTGTGTCATTTAACGGATCGGCTGCTTCTTTCACTAACCTTTACTTGGAAGGTAATGGTTCTGCGGTTTCATCAACCACTGGAACAACCCTTATTGGGAACGCTTCAATCAGCACTGACACTGCTTCGACTTTTGGCAACCTGTCAATTTACATTCCAAACTATGCTGGTTCGGCTAACAAGAATTTTAGTGTTGATAATGTTTCAGAGAACAATGCCACAACAGCGTTTCAGCAAATCTTCACTGGTGTTTGGGCAAACAGCGCGGCTATCACTCAGGTCACTTTGAGTTTGGCTAACTTTGCACAGCATTCATCCGCATCTCTTTACGGAATCCTTAAGGGTTCTGGCGGCGCAACCGTTTCATAACAACTAATCAAAGGAATAAAAATGGCACTAATGAAAATTGTGGTCAACTGTGAGACCGGTGTGACCGAAGAAATCGAATTGACAGCTGAAGAAGTTGCAGAAGTAGAAGCTGCACAGGCACAGGCTGTTATTGACCAGGCTGCGCGTGATGCTGAGGCTACTCGCCTAGCTGCGTTGAAGACATCGGCAAAAGCGAAACTTGTTGCTGGTGAGCCTTTAACCACCGAAGAAGCATCACTTCTCATCGGGTAAACTAGACCTGTAAACGCACCGAATCTACGCCTCGGTTTTATTGTGAGAGGCCGTAATGGATAACGGTAACGACAAGCTTTTGATTCAACTGGTTCGTGACATCGCTGAGGTCAAGGCGATGGTGCAGAACTATGCGGACATTGAGTTGCGTGTGCGTGAGTTGGAGAAGGCTCGTTGGAAGTCTGCCTGGATTACTGGTCTTTTGTCGGCTGCTGTTAGCAGTTCGGCTGTTGCCATCATTATTCGTTTGGTTGTGATGTGATGTCGTGCGTGTATGAGCCGTTGAGGATGAAGACTCGTGAACGCCGTGACGAGTTGGGCAAGGCCACTATTGGTGACACTGGGAAGCCGCGTAAAAGGCCGCACCGTGGCAACGACTGGGGTGACCGTGCTGGTTCGGCTGGCAAAGACTTTTATGCGGTTCACGCTGGCAAGGTGATCGGGGTCATCAAGACCGGTGAGCTAGGCCACTCAGTAATCGTTGAGCGCATGGGCTGTGTGAACCCTAAGTGCCAGGGTCGTTTCGATGAATACAACCACAGCAACCAGCCGACCAAGTTGAAGGTGGGTGACATGGTGACTCATAACACGGTTTTGAATCAGATGGGTGACATGGGTTCGCCTGGTGCTAATCATTTGCACATGAGTTCGGCGTTCGCGCGAGTGCCTCACGAAGCACCTGTTGATAAGTTGGTTGACCTGTTCAAAGACATTGATGCGGCAACGGCTGTCAGACGGGCTGAAAAGGCTGCTGCAACGGCTTCTAAGCCACTAATTCAGAACCCTGAGGGTCAGTAATGCGTGACAAGATAAAAACCCGTCTAAACGCCGTAGGTGGCGTTCTAGGGGCTATTGTGTGGCGTGGGTTTGGGCTGTTCCTGTTTATTTTGGGTGGGGCTGCTGGAACTGGTGCTGTTGTGGTGGGTGACTGGGTTGTTGGTGTGCTGATCGCCTGGGTTACGCTCATGTTGGGTGTGGTTGGGGCTATCGGGTATGCGATTGCGACCACCGGTGCTGCAACTGAGGCTGATGTGGCTAAGGCTGCTCAGGATGCTGTGCAGAAGGCCAACGAAACTAAGAAATAGTTTCGGGTGTGGCCAGTCGTTCGTGAACGGTCAAACCACCAATGATGCCGTATGGCACAGCTGCTAACAATCCCCAATCACGGCAGGGTTTGAGTAGCGGACATTCTGCGCACAGGTTCTTTGCGACCTTTTCGGCCATGTCATACATTTCTGGGTCTTCAAATTCTTCGGGGTAGAACACTTGTGGTAGTTCTTCGCATGGCGATCCACCGTTGTCGCGTTGCAGTTCCATGAGCCGTTTGTAGGCGTTGTCTGCTGTTTGTCGGTGGGTGGCCATAACATAAACCCTAACTGCGAGAAGGGTATTTTATGGCAAAGTTTTTGGGCAAGCACGAGTCGGGTTCGGCTGAGTGGTTGGCGTTGCGTGAGGGTGAGGCGGTTGTGACCGGCACTCTTGTTGGGCAGATTTTGGGTTTGAATCCGTGGGAGTCTGCGTTCACTGCTTGGGCTAAGGCCACAGGGAAGATTTCGAATGAGGTGAAGCAGTCGTTGGCGATGCGGTTTGGTCAGGTGTTTGAAGACCCGATAAAACTTGTTTGGTCTGAGCTGAATCCTGGTTATGAGATTGTGAGCGATGTTGGCACTTGGGCGCATGACGAGTTTGATTGGGCTAGGGCGAATCCTGATGGTTTGCTGAATTACCCTGATGGCACTTCGGGCATTTTGGAAATCAAGACCAGCCGTGTGCCGTTCGATGAAGTGCCACCACATTATCGGGCGCAGGTGCTTTGGTATTGCTTTGTGATGGGTGCGACTAAGGCAAAACTGGTGGCGTTGTTTAGTGGCAACGATCTGCGCGAGTTCGACATCGAATTTGACCAGTGGGAATTTGATGCCATGTTTGCGGCTGTTGAGCGTTGGCGCGACTGTGTGCTGAACGACACCAAACCCGACTGGGATGGGTCTGCCAGCACCTTCGAAACGGTCAAGGCCATCAACACCGGCACAGCTGACACGGCTGTTGACCTGGGGGATTTGGGTGTTCATGTTCAGAACGCACAATCAGACTTTGACAAAGCGGCCGAGTTGCTGACAGAGTTGAAGTCGCGCACTATCGATGCTTTGGGCGAGGCCAAAACTGGTTTCGTTGATGTCGGTGGTGAGCAGTATGTTGTTTGCACCAGAAGCGTAAATCGCAATGGTGTTGTTTCACTAACTATCAAGAAGGGTAAAAATGTCTGAGAACATTTGGGAATCACAGCTGGAAATCAACCAGATTTGTGACAAGCGAATTGCGTTGTTGGATCAGCAGTTGTCTGCGGTTACTGCGTTGGTTATTCGCCAGGGTGAGTTGTTGCAGGAGTTGGCTAAGTTGGCTGCGCCGACACCACCGGCTGACTGCACTGCGAAGCACTGTGCGTGTGACATTGGTGAGATGTAATGGCACAGTTCAATCTGGCCGATTACGAAACCGTTGAGCAACGCCATGCCAGGGTCATTGCACAGTTCCCTGACCTGCGCAGCATCATCATCAATCACACAACACCGGCTGACCGTGCTGTTGGGATGTGGGTGGTTGAGGCGCGAGTGTATTTGAACGCGGCAGACCAGGCAGCTGATTTGCCGAAGGCTACTGAGTGGGCGTT